GTCAATACTACTGACACAGTTGTTTCTGTTCCTATTAGTATGATTAAAGTTGCTAATGCTAAAATTATTAAAAGTAAACTTTATAAAGATATAATTGAAGAACAAGATAGTATTATTAATCTTCAAAAACTTAAATATAATACTATCAATAATGAGATTAAAATTCTTCAATGTAATCTTGATAATACTAATAAAGTTAATGATAATTTAAATAAATCTATTGAACGTATTAAACGTAATAATAGATATTTGGTAGGCGGTGGTGCTGTATGCGCTATCGCTTTTGTTGTTTGTTTACTTGTTAAATAAAATATTATGGCTGATGGTAAATATCCATTTTTAGAATATATTGAAGAACCTGATAAAGAGAAAAATTATAAAAAAGCTAGTGATTGCGGATGGTATGACCCTCATAATAATTTTCTAATTGGAGATAGTGGTGGCTTTCTTTTAAATATTAGACCTGGTAAGTTTATTAATACTGAATTATTTAATGAACCTGCTAGAACATATCAAGCCACAGGTAAATATACTCAATTTAAAGTTGATAGTATTCCTCATAGACAATTTAGACGTAGAGAATGTGATAGAAGACGTAATGGATTTAGTGCTCCTTGTTGGCAAAATCCAGATGGAAGTATTGAAGATATTTGGATAACAGGTGCTCATTATAATTTTCTTAATTATACTCGAATGGAGCGTACAGATGAATCATCTGTTATTATTACTAATCATGGAGCTACTGCTAAAAAGATTTATAGTTTTCCTAGTTTTATTGATGCTCAGTTTTGGACTTTTCAAATTATAGAATTTTGTAGACGTAATGGTTTACATCTTATTATTGATAAAACTAGACGTGGAGGTTTTTCTTATATTATGGCTTCTGATAGTTCTAACGAAGTTAATCTATCTAAACATAAAGTTGTTATTCATGTTGCAGCCGATAATAAATATTTAACTAAACAAGGAGGTTTAAGTGATTTTGCTGTTAATAACTTAAAGTTCTATGAAGAAAAAACTCCATTTAAAAGAGGTATATTTAGTCCAACCACTGATAGTTTTAAACTTGGTTATCGTATGAAAAACGGAGTTGAAGCTGATGATAGTTGGTCTAGTTCTCTTTTAAGTGTTAGTGCTAATAATAATCCAGACTGTGCTATTGGTAAAGATGCTGTTACTATTAAAGTTGAAGAGTTATCTACAATGCAGAACTTTGATGACTTTATGAATGTAACTGAACCTACAATGACTGTTGGTACTCGTACTACTGGTACTCTTATGGCTTGGGGAACTGCTACTGCTGCTAATATGCAAATATTTGAACAAAACTTTTATAATCCTAGAGCATTTAATTTTATGCCATTTGAAAATGTTTGGGATAATGATGCTCGTAATGAAGTTTGTGGATTCTTTAAATCTTATGCTTGGGGACTTGAAGGTGAAATAGACGGAGTTAAAGGATTTGATGAAGATGGAAATAGTAATTTAAGAATAGGTCTTAAACTTGCTGCACGAGAAAGAATTAAAAAGAAAGAAACTGCTAAAACTTTTTCAGAATATCTTAATTATCTTGGTCAACGTGCTTTATTTCCTGCTGAATCATTTAGTAGTGCTAGTGAAAATATATTTAGTAGTGAAGCTCTAAATAAGTTTGAAGATAAACTTAGAGTAGATAATAGTTATAAATTTTATACTGACGGAGAATTATTTGAAGATGGTCTTAAGAAAATTTATTTTAAATCTAATGCTCGTATAAAAATTGAAAATCCTGATGCTAAAATTTATGATTATATTCAAGGTGTTCCTAGACGCGGTAATGAAGATCCTCATGGTTGTATAAGAGTTTGGTTTGCTCCTGAATATGAAGAAACTTATATTGATGATAGACTTGTAAAAGCTATTCTTCCTGGAACTTATGTTGCAGTTTATGACCCTGTTGGTATTGATAAAGATAAGAAAGAAATTACTGATAGACATTCTCATAATAGTATGTTTGTTGTTGAAATGCCTAGAGAACGTAATGGATTTAAACCTAAATTATGTGCTGCATATTACGGACGTACTGAAAGACTTGAAGAAGCTGATGAAAAGTTTTATAGATTATGTAAATGGTATAATTGTATTGGTACTGGTTTAGTAGAAATAAATCGTGGTGAAACTGTTTCTAATTTTCGTAAATGGAAAGCTACTAAATATTTAGGTCATGAACCTTTATTTGTTTGGGATGCTACTATTAAAGAAAAAGTTAGTACTAGTTATGGTTATAGTATTGGTAATGGTCCTAAAAAACTTGATGGTCTTAGACTTCTTAAAGAGTTATTATATGAAGTTATTGGTAAGAATGAATTTGGAGAAGATATGTATGTTTTTGAAAGATTTCTTGATTATCAAACTATTCTTGAACTTAAAAAGTTTAATGCAGATGGTAACTTTGACCGTATATCTAGTCTTATACTTTTAGGTATATATTGGAAGTCAATAGATATTAAAGGTAAGAGAGAACTTGCTAATCGTAAAAAAGTTACTGAATATAATGATAAAACAGATATTTTTAATAGAAATTGGTTTTGAAATTAAATAAGTAAATATATGTATAATTTTGGTAGAGTTGATTTTCCTAATCAACATGTTAGCTATACTGAAAAACAAAAAGTTGAATGGTATGCTAAATGTTGTGATTATGTTATAGAAGCTGGTATTGCTTGTAAAGCAGATTTTGATGTAGAAGAGAAATTTAATATTCTTCTTGGTAATATTCCAAGAATATATTATAAGAAAACTCTTAATCCTTATAATGAGAAAGATGAAAATCTAACTCGTTTTCCTGCTACTATGCGCAATTACGATATGATGAAAGGTATTATTCGTAGATATATTGGTGAATATATTAAGAATCCACATGATTTTATTGTTGGTGCTAATAATCCTGAAGTTGTATTTGCTAGAGATGCAGAACTTGGTAGACAAATTATGTTACTTGCTGAACAAGCTGTAGCTAAAAGAATACAAGAAAGTTATATGCAGTTTGTTAATGAAGGTAATAATCCTGAGAAATTTAATGCTGAACAAGCTGTAGATATTGAGGCTTTTATTAAAGAATTTAATGAAAATTTTATTGATGATATAAGTGCTCAAGGTCAAGATTTAATTAATGTTATTGATGACCTTACTGATGCATTTACTATATATGCTAGAGCTTATTTTGAATTTGTTACTTTTGGGGCTTGTTATACTTATAGAGATGTTGTAGGTAGCCAATTAATTAAACGAGTTGTTAGTGTTAGAGATGCTTTTCCAGTTCATAATGATAGTATGTTTGCTGAGGATTATGATATGTTTGCCGAGCGTCGTATGCTTACTAGACAACAAATTATAGATGAGTTTTATGAATATCTTTCTGAAAAGGAACGAGAAGCGCTTGATACTTATTATCAATACAACACTACTAGTTCTAGCGATAAGGCTCTTTTAAATTGGGATAAATACATGCATTACTTTGGTGATGTATGTGCTAAATTTAATAAGGATGATTTACAACATATTAAGAATACTAATATAATGGCTCGTGATGCAAATAACGGTCTATTTGAAGTATGGCATGCTGTTTGGAGAGGTGAAATAAAAGAAGGAATACTTACTTATAATGATGGAGCATTTGTTACAACAAGAATTGTTGATGAAACTTATCAGCTTAACCCTGCTGGTGGTGATATTAGTATTGAATGGGTGTGGCGACCTCAAGTTTATGAAAGCGTTAGGATTGGTTCTCGTGCTACAAGCATATATCCTTATAAGGCTCGTCCTATTGCTTATAATAGGAATGGCAAACTTCCTTATAATGGTATTGCAGAACTTCTTCCAGGTTTTGGAAGATTTAGTATTGTAGATACAGTTCTTCCTTATCAAGTATTTCGTAATATAGTTGCTTATCATAGAGAAATGGCAATTGCTAAAAACAAGATGAATGTACTTATGATTGCTAAATCTCTTCTTGGTAAGAAACCTGCTGATACTATATATCGTATGGCAGCTGATGGAGTTCTTTACATTGATGATGAAGATGATTCTAGTATTGTTAAAGCTCAAAATGTTCGATATCTTGAAAGTCGTATGAATAATTATATTACTGAACTTGGACAACTTATTCAAGAAATTGAACAGACTGCTAAGATGGAATGCGATATGACTCCTCAACGTTATGGAGAGATTGCTAATAGTGCTGGTAAAGGAGTAACAGATGAAGCTGTTATTCGTGGAAGTATGGGTTCTGTTATTATCGAATTTATATTTGATAAAATGAGAGAACGAGATTATCAAGCTGAAATGGATTATACTAAACTTGCTTGGATTGATGGTCTTAATACTTCTTATAAAACTAAAGATGGTGATATTAGATATTTAAATCTTGATGTTAATAATCATATTTTTGCTAATTATATTGTTACTTGTAAAACTTCTGTTAAAGAACGTGAGAAACTTGAACAATATAAACAATTTGCATTTAGTGCTGCTCAAAACGGTAATATGGATATGGCTAATGCTGCTATACGTGGAGATAATGTTGCTCAAATTAGTAAACTTATTGATAAATATCAAAATATTCAAAGAGAGCATGAGCTTGATATTGAACGTGTTTCTCAACAAACAGAACAACTTCGTCAACAATTTGAACTTGCTAAAATTGATAGAAAAGCTGAACAAGATAGAGAAACTATTAGAATTGAAAAGTATCTTGATGGACAAATAGAAGCTATGAAAGCTAACGCTAATATCATGAGTTTTGATAATGGTCTTAGTGAATCTGAAAAGAATCAAGCCGAAGAACGTATGGAAAATGCTAGACTTAATATTGAACGTACTAAACTTGGATTAGATGCTCAAAAGACTGCTGTTGAAGCTAGTCTTAAAGAAAAAGAATTAGCT